TCATTTACCATATCGGAAAACGCTCTGATTGCCGCTCCCGTAGCCTGCATAAAAAAAGGCTGCTGATAAATTTCCGTCTTAATATCAAACACTGTAAAAACTTTCATTGAAAAAAGCTCCTATTTTTTAAAAAAGTTTAGTAACTCTCCTCCTCATAGTCTCTAAAAAGTCTCTTCGTACGGTCATTGAAAATATACTGCTTCACCTCAGCCTTATCTTGAGTTAACTGAGGCAGAGCCATAACTTTCTCTATACGTTTTTGTTTGACCTCGTCCATCTCTTCCGGATCAAACCGAGAATGTAGCTTATCATAGTAACGTGGAGGACGCGTCGTAAAAGACTTCCCTTTATCTTGCACAACAAGATAATCCTGAGGATAGACATCGCGTTTATATTTCTCATACCAATCGGCTCCTATTCCTGGTTTAAGAGAACACATAAGAAACTGCGGAAGTCTTTGTCCGTAATGATCTTGAGAAATATCTCCATTCACCTTCTTCAAAGAATACCGCGCTACATAACCTGCACTCTGCCGCATTACTGATCCTACTGTAGAGAATCCAAAAGGCCAAAGCCGCATTAACTTCTCAGAAACAAAGAGAGGATTGCCACGCTTTTTACTCAAGAGCTTCTTATCAGGAAAATCGTAATTATAAATAAGAAGATGATAATGAGGCCTTTGTAATTTCGATCCATATTCACCACATCCAAAATAACGAATTTTATGAGGATAAATCTCTTTCCTCAATCGCATAAGAAACAAAGCCGGATGATCTCTTACCAGAGAGCCATTCTCTGGAAGATGACGATCCTCATAAGTCAAGGTTAAAAAGCAATTCTGAGAATATAAAGATGCTTCGTGGATGCAACGATACGACCAAATCTTTGCATTCTGCACTCTGCAAAACTTGCACTTACGCCAAGGCATCAAAACCCAACGAACTCGATACTCTTCGGGTTGCGCTTGCTCTAAAGCATTTAATTAAAGGACTTTATCCCAAGGTTTAGAAGACTTCACACCTTTGGGAAAAGAGAGTTGATTATCAGAATCTATAAAACATACGAAAGGGTAGGCACACGTCATTAATGCCTCATTTAAAAGTTACAACAAGCCCAAAATGAAGGCTAAGACATTAAAAATCAACATCCAAGCCTTCAACTGCTGTGTACAACTTTTAAATGGTGCGAATATGACATTCGTCACGAGCCAAATTATACATAGCAGCTAATTTAGCATAACCTTAAAGATTTCCTTAACGTCCAAAACTAGAACCTAATGCCGCCACGCATAATTCTTCGAAGCCTATTTCTTGGATGCATCCTTAATGCAGTTCTTGAAAAAAGTCTTCGACTTCTACGTCGCGGAAGTCTGTATCTTCTTCGTGCCATTTTTTAACCTCATTTTAAGCTTAAATTTTGGGCCCTAAATAGGGCTTATTTTTTCAAATATTTCCTTGAATCGGTATGACCTAGCGTAATACAGATCAAGTAGACTGTATTACGCTAGTGGTTTTTCTCTCGTAAAATGCTCCGATTTTGGGGGCATTTTTTGGCCCTTTTTTTGGGCATTTTTTGCACACTTTTTTGCACAAAATTTGCTCATTTTTGGGCTAATCCAGGTTCTTGGTTTGCCACATTTTGATCATCTTTAGGATCAGCTTCACAAAATGTGTGAGGTGCGCCAGAAGTTCCATCTTCATAAACAAAACCTAACGCCTTTGCTTCTTCATAATTTTCTTCACGGCTCAAGAAATCGAGCATCGCTTCTGGATCATTTCCAAAACGTTCACGAACTTTCGCTGGTAAAGAGTCAAATTGCTCCTGAGCCTCAATAACGACGTTTAGAGCCTCGGAATACTCCATAGGGTCCATACAGTCCATATAACGTGGAGATCGTCGCTCTACGTGCTCTAAAACGCCTGTAGCGTTGAGTTTTGCGACGATGTTGTTAATATCACACTCATCTTTGTTGTGTTGTTGCGTCAAAGATTTCTGTGTGAACTTCATCTTTACAGATTTTTTTTCGGAATATGCCGACTTAAACATCTACCTTCCTTTTCTTGAAAAAAGATTCTTAAATGCCTTAGCTGAAGATGAGAGAAGACCTGAAGTTCTATCTAACATCTCAGTAGCTACAGGAACTCCAGCAACACGCATATATTTATCTCGTTCTGCGAGATAGCCTTCACGTATTGCTTGGTTTCTAATCAAACGGTTCTGCTCACGAAGATTCTGAAGCTCTGCCTGCATTTTCTTACGTTCATAAGTAAGTCTTTGCACGGCAAGTCCAGAATTCATCGCGCTCTCTACAGGATTATTCGGAGACCATGACGCTCCTGCAGGAGAAGAAGCACCGCCTTTAGAAAAAGCTAACATAGGGTTAAGGCCAGCTTTCTTCATGTCTTCCATAGCACGTTGGTATGCTGTATTAGACATGCGCTCCTGAAAAGCCATTTGCTCTCTAGCAATTTGCTTCGCAGTCGCATTTTGTTTCTGTGCGCCAAGATATCCTAAAACTCCGGAAGCTATTCCAGGGAGAAAGGATAATCCTTGAGCAACTCCAGAAACTGCTGAACCGAGAGTGTTCGTAAGTTGTTCGGGATTCATAAATTCTCCACATTTTTACGCCTCAGCTTTCCGTTTTGGTCTTCACCGTACTCACTTATCTACGAACGTGAGTTTGTTTTATCAAACCGGAAAACTGAGTAGAAATTAGAAATGATCAATGAGGCCTGGAACAGAATAGACAGGCATTGGTCTTGCACAACGCAATGAAAACCAACCATCTAAGAGAAAATCTGGCTCAGTATCTACAGCAACAACACGATCCATAGGAGGATTTTCTTCGATAAACTCTGGAGAAAGTGTTGGAAGATTCTCAAACTGCTGAGCTAAATGCCATGCATCTAAAGAACCTGTAGCATTTGATCGGAACTTCCCAGTAATTTTCGAAGTCTTATAGCGATACTCCGCAAATCTCTCCTGATATCCAAAGACTTGCTCATCCACAACAACATTACCATTCTGAGCATCCTTAACTGCAGGACCTTGGCAATAAATCTCTTTATTGAGCACAGCTTGCTCACCTAAATGGCTAAGAGCAGGCCAATAAAAGTCCCAGCGCGTTCTTCGTGACCACATCCTATCCAAACCTTGCTGATAGTTGAGATCGGCACGTACAGAGGCTAATCCAAGAATTACACCATGCTCTGTGAAAGACTTTGTGAAGACTCGCTTCGATCCAATCGCTGTACCATAAGCAGCAAGATTTCCTTGAGGAGATGTGGAGTCTGTTGAGGAAGTCTGTGGAATCGGAGAAATATTCACAGGAGTTGAAGAACCTCCAAGATACTCTGCACGTTGCAACCTTGCATCTGGAGACTGCACATTGAAATGGGAACGAATAATCTCAATGTACCTTGTTCCACCACGAGCATCTCTCTCATAAAGCTTTTGCAATTGGAAAGCTTCACGAAGAGAATTAATCGTCACAGGAGAAGTCGAACCTAAATCTACATAAGCCCTAGGTGTAGGATCTGTTGTTGCTTCTCCAGGCTTCTTAATATAATACGCCTGACCATAATTCAAAATCTTATTCGTTCCTGTAGGCGTCGGCGTTGTAGAATTTATGAATGTAGGATTAACGGAATTTATCCAACTAGAAGCAGTTATAGGATTTGGGGCACTAGAATTCCCCCATTGAATTCCTAAACCTTGAACAGGAACAATACCTCCAACTCCAATTGTCACTGCAGGACCTTTTTGTGGCCAAGGGAGACATGAAGTGAAGTAATCATAACGCTTCCCACGCTTAAGAAGCTTATAATTGTTCACCTCATTAGAGGTGGTGTCTCCCATTTCCACGTCAACAGATTCCTGAATATTCTCATCACGATAGTACTGGTTCCAAATCAGATTGTAAGCTCTGTGCCAGAACGCAACACATTCAATTCCTGCAACTTTAGTAGGTAGACCAAGATAATCATGGATTGATCCTTCAATAAATCCCCCACTAGGAGCGGTTAAAACTGGGGTAAGAAAATCTGTGGAATCTCCAGGATTATCTTGTTCTCCACAGAACTTTTGGAAATTCGACCATAACAGTCGAAGAGGAACAAAGAAATACTGCGTATCTAAACGCAAATTATCCATAAGAGGAAAGATAGGCGTTGCCATACGTGCTAAAAACGCCTCTTTCAAGGAGAAAGTATCTCCAGGGAGAACTTCATCACAAAAGATAGGGATTAGGTAACCGGCGTCGAATGTAGTCTTTAAACCACAAGATCTATCAAAAGAACTTCTCTGAATTCGCGCTGATGGCACTTGCGCGAAAGAATGACTCATAACTGAAGGCAAACGCCGATTCCTAACCATATCTTCCCTACTGTTTGTGCTTAAAATCCAAGCCTGTTCCTAAGGCTTTAGGCACATCTAAGGGAATGAAGTTTCCAGTAGAGTCATCGTAAGATCCAATCTCATAGAGAATGTAATCTTCAGGATGCGCGGCAAATTGATTTTTCGAAGGATCC